GTCCGCTTGAACATATCGATGTATTCATAACAGTGTTTAACGTAAGATGGGTAAAAGCAAGGATCAGTTACGTAATCTTTATACCATTGGATACGTTCCATACTGGCTATAATGTCTTTAGGGTTACGATACATAAAAACAAACTTAGCATCAGGTAAGACGTAAGACAACTCAAGTACGGACTTAAGAAGAAAAGGAGCTTGAACTACCGCATTAGGTGGTAAAGGAAGGCGATAGTCAAGCTCATCAACGAATACACCGTCAAGGTCAGCACAAAGGATGTGGCTAGCAATGCGTGAGCCTGCTCTCTGTGGACCTGTAACGATGATTGGGGTGGTCATAGGTATATTCTAACGTAAAGGGGAGTGGAGGGGTGTTCTAGGGCATTCTACGGGGGTCTTGTAACGCAGCAAAGCGTTCTTTAAATTCCTTTAGTTCTTTACCCTTTAAAGTTTTGATAGTTTTGTTGTACCACCAATCTTGAACTTTATACGCAATATCTCTACTAGGTACAGCAATTTCTTGTAAATACCTATCATAAGCTTGCATTAGTTCGTCAACTGATTTAACTTTATCTAATCCGTAACGTTTAATAATCTGAGATTTAGTTTGACTGCCAAACTCCAATCCAGCCATGTCTAAAATTTTATGTAAAGCCATTGGATCTTGTTTAGCAGTTGTATGGGTTATCTCTCCCATATCAAGTAGATTTTTTACAACGTTACCTGGATATAGCTCATATTTTTCCGGCCAAACAAAGAAGTTAACTAAATCATCATCATCTCCAATACCTCTATCAATTAAATCTAATAGAGTATCAGCAAACGGTTTTGTTTCAGCTTTAGCCAAAACATGATGTTGTTGAGCTTGTTTTGTTACATCATAAGGGTCAACCCTACCAAACCTTTCCTCTAGTTCTCCTAATACACCTCTTTGACCAGCACGTTCTTGCCTATAAGGTTGAGCTACCCTTAAATCAGTTAAGTAAGCTTCAGGATTAGTTTCATCATAAGGGAATGTAGACATAACACCTTTCTCGTGTTTGCCTATCTTTGTTAATGCTTTTTTTAACCTTTCAGCGTTGATTTTACCTGATTCATATGCAGCTTTAAGGTCACTCTTGACTTCACTGTAAATTGTACGACGACGTTTGTACGTCTCAACAGCAGGTGCAAACTGTTCAGATACTGCAGAACCTAAACCTGCTTTAGGTGAAGTCCACTCAGGTGATGTAGTAGACAGAAATACATTACCACCTTTTATATTTAGTTGAGGAGGTATAGGTGTTGGCATAGGTGCACCACCAGCCATAGCTAATCCCGCAGTAGGTGGACCGGGAAGATTATTAATAACCTTGGACGCCATACCCAAAGTCTTACCAACTACACCACTAACAAGTTCCTCACCTGCCATCATTGCTACATCAGCAACACGTGGATCTATACCACGTTGAGCTGCTTCTTTACGAAGGGTTTCAGTGGTTGTACCAACAGCTTCTGTTAAAGGACCAATAACAGGTGTTGATTGAATAATACCAGATACTGCTTCAGCTACAGGCTGTACAACAGGTGCTACAGCTTGTACGACTGGGCTAATTGCAGCTTTAATTGGATCACCGATATTAGTAGCCATCCAATCAAAGAACGCCCCACCTCGGCGCATCTTAACAGTTTTGTTGTATGATTCTTGAGTTTGCCAACCCCAGTCAGGTCCAGCATAGACTCTAGAACCAGGTTTAAATCCATACTCCTTTTCTTCTAGTCTTCCAGATACTAGACCGACTTGAGGTGCCATTACTTAATATGTGATAAAATAAGGTTTTCACGTGGTGTGATACCAAACGTTTGTCTCATCCACGTGAGCCAGTTATTCGTACCTTTGTTCTGATTACATTTCCTGCAGGATGGAACCAAGTTTCTTGTAGTTGTTTGTCCTCCGTTAAAACGAGGTATAACATGATCAAGAGTAAGTTCATTAAGTTCATAAGTTTCTCCACAATAGACACATTGACAATTGAAGTGTTCCTTGATGGCTCTACGCCACATGCGTTTTGCTTCGGGACTTGTCATTGTTATTAGGTTTTGCAGGTAGTGTTCAGGACTTGGTAGAAGGGGCGTCATGCTTTTCTAGCTTTACCAACACGGGCTCTGTTTTTAGAAGCTTTTTCAAGGAAGGTAGATCCATCTTTTTTATGAGATACATCTTTACCATCCCCATTACCGTAAGTACCACGTTTACGGTTCTCTTTATTTAGTTGGGTACGTTTCCTAATTTGTAATTCACTACTATCATACTCTTTTTGATATGATTTGTAGTTACCATTAGCGTATTTAGGACCACTGTATTTAGACTTTCGGGCCATACAGCCTCCGTTGTACAAGTGCTGGATCTACTTTAGGCATGATAGCAGCTAGTTTATCAAGGGCATTGTTACCATCAGCAATACCACTGATATCATTTTTAGCTAGCCAATCACAAGCTGCTTTTAAATCAGCAGTAGTAGCTTCGCCGGATTTAATCCGATTAAGTAGTTCTTGAGTGACAATGTTGTGAAGCTCGTTAAACATGTCCTCAGTTGCCTTATTCTTAGCCATGTCTAAGAGCTATTTGATCTAGTTTGTTTTCAATACGGATCATGTGATCCTCCATCTTCTGAAGAGCAGCAGATAGCTCTTGTTTTTGTACGTAGTGCTCAGCTACACGGAGTTCTACTCTGTCTACACGACTATCAACATCGCTGATCTTGCTATGTAGACGGTTATGTACAGAGATGATGGCAGTTAAAAGAGCAATACCTGCTGCTGCACCTGCTTCAATCATTTTCGGACATCAATCGAATAAGTTTCTCGGGGTAGGCTGGGTCGGTTGCATAACCTTCACGTTTAAGAAGGCGTGCGCAGTCTTCCCGAGACACAGCTCGGTTGACGCCTTTGTAGGTTTTGTAATCGTGATACCAACGATCTACAAGATATGAGACACAGGTTTGGAGATCTGGGAAGTCAATGAACCCTGCACGGATGGTGATCCATTTACCGTTGATGAACTCTTTGGTTTCACGCTCAGTACCTGAACCCTTCAAACCGAATGCGTTCCATTTACCAGAGAAATGCTTCCCAAATCCACTCTCTAATGCCCATTGAGCAGCAACAACTTCTGGATACTTAGCTCCAGCATCCTTTGCAGCAGCTTTCACTCCCGCCCAGGTGTTGTCGTAGGTAGTGATGGGACGTGTTTGTTGGGTAGAGCGGAATGTCATGAACCAGCCAGTCCCTTGACCCTCTACTTCCCAACGCTTTAGCCAGTTACGCCAGGAGTACTTAACGCTCTTGCCACCACGACCAACAGTTTTATAGCCACCGTTGACGTTATCCATCTCACCGTATGGATCATGGAAGATACCGTGTTCTCCGTCGTCACCAATCAACAGCATCCAGTGGCCACCACCAACAGGATTGGATACGTGACCTTTGTGTAGGACACCAACAGCTACTGGATGGCCAGCTTTGAGTTCATTAAGGAGTGTTTGCTTTGTACCTTTCTGGTAAAAGGAAGCAAGAACACCGTACTGCTGACAGGCTTTGATTTGACTGGTTGATTGCGTTGTATCACCGTATTTGAGAACAGTTCTCAAGTAATCATCATCTGCATTACTACCAAGCAGCGCATCAGGACGGAGATACTTGATGGCCATAGCACACGTAGAGCTAAAGCACATCCGATCTCCGTGCCTGGTAGCACTGTCTGTTTGTAGGTAGTACTGCTTAACGTCGAGCAGTACCATGATGTTTACTTAAAGGTATCCTTAATACGTTGGATCTTGTCATCCTCAGTGCGGTGAGCTTTCATAGCATCAACACCACGAAGGAGGATTTGAACAATGCTGTTTTCACGCAGTTTAGAAGCACCGACAATTTCGGAGCCAATAAAAAGAGCGAAGAATGCAAGTGCCTCATAGGACACTTTAATGCCAAGGAAAGTGAGCATGATGTTTACCTAAAGGTAATGTGGATTATCAGCCAGCCCAAGGAAGACCAGCAGCTTTAGAAGGAGCACGTTGCTCATCAAGTTGAGCTTGCAGAGCAGCTTCAATTTCGGTGACTTTCTCTTCACCGAACTTCTCTTTGACCCAACCGACAACAGTCTCTTCAGTCAGATCAGCAAAGGGGATCAAATCGCCTTCAGGACGCTCAAGACCAAGTGAACCATAAGCACCAGCACTGTAGGTGTCGTCTTGTGCATTTACGGTGTAGTGAACAGTGAAAACATAACCGTCAGCGGTTTCACGTTCGAGTTGAGCAATGTTCCAGGTGAAAGTGGTAGACATGATATAAAAGTGTGTTTGTGGTGTTAAAAAAAAAGAGCCCACCGGAATTGGTAGGCTCATTGAAAGGGGTTAGTGAGTAGGACTAGTCTGCTTCAGCAACTGGCTGCTGTTTTAGAGGTTCAGTAATAACGCGACCATTCTCATCTGTCCAGTTAGTATCAAGCATGTGCTGATCTTTGCGTTCACCGATGACCATCCAGCAAACGTCGGCATTAGAAGCAGGATCTTGCGCTTCGATTCTCAGGATATTGCCAGATACGGATCCACGAACAGCGGTCCAATCAGACTCATTAGACGTAAAGCAGCATACGTTTGTGCATAAAGCTTCAAACGTGCCCTCAGTCATTCGCGCCGCTTCGTCAAGATTTACAGCGGCAACGCCATTTACGAGTTGAACATGTCCACGGTAAATAAGATCAGCTTGTGGACCTTCAATGAACGAATGGACAAGGTGATGGGTTTCTTTTTTCTCCGGTAGTGGATGATCAATCTTAAAGGAGCCTGAACCTTTGCTAAGAGCGCCCACTACTGTTACGTTGCCATTACCAGCGATCTCCATCCGTTTAGCGGGAGTTGAGCCGGTAACAAAAGTAATAGATCGATCTGAATTAGAGCGTGATTGAAGAATAAGTTCACCAGCCAGTGTCGTACCGCTAGATCCAGATCCTGAATAGATATAGCAGCCAGCAGCGCCTGTCATATATTCTTCTCTTCCATCCATACCAAAGCCAATCAATCCATCTGAGGGGTTAATTAAGATTGTGTTAGAAAAGCCAAGGTTGTATCCAGTAGAGCCAAAGCTGATATTTCCGTCCGCTGTAATCCTCATCCGCTCCGTCGGGGTGCTCGATCCGTCGGCGGTGGTACTGAAGACAATCCTGCCCGGCATGTCATTAGCGCCGGGGGTGCCGTCTACTTCGACTTCGATTCGAGCTGCGTTTATGTAGGTGGTCCCGTTGTAACCAACCGCATACAGTCTACCAAGGATATTGCCGTCAGCTACAGCAGTTGGAGATCCAACACTACCGTTTGCTCTCCAAAACCCAAACTCCCCTGGATTTGTATACCGAACCACTACAGAACTGCTGTTGGTTTCAAGGGTAGCACCTGTAACACTCGTAGACGTGCCAACTAACAACCTGCCGGAGCTGTCGATGCGGGCGCGTTCGAAGTCGTTTGTCCACAAAACAATAGGATTAGCACCTGTTTGATAAATGTTCAAGCCGCCGGTAAAACCACTATCGCTATTCAGAACCGTGCTACTTGGCCAAATGGAATGAGCAGCAGAGTATGCGCTTATCGCTATGGTGCCAACTGCGCTAGCCGCAGATACACGGCCGCCAGCGGAAGAGCCAGTATTATATGAACGGGTATAGCTTGTGACAACAGAGTTTGAGTCTTTGTCAATGGTTAAGTCGAAACTAGGCGAAATAGTGCCAATCCCTACGTTGCCTGAGGAGTCAATTACAAATCTAGTCGCGGCTGCATCAACGTCATAGACCGAGAAACCTGAGTTTGATACCCCAGTAATAGATTGACCGATTTCAAAGTTATCTGCGCCCACAGCACCACCA